ATCGGTTGGTGCAGGGCTTCCACCCGTGTACTCTTCATCGAATTCTACTTCGAACTCAATGTATTGAGAAGGGCATCCAAAGCTTTCGGATACTACAATCGAACCATCTGCAATTCGTGGGGTAACTTCAAAGTAACCTCGCACTATTTCCTGAAAATTGAACCTTCCACGGTTGCTATTCGTCACGCTCGGTACAGTTTTTAATTTCGCTACCAAGTTTCCATTTATCGAAACATTTGCAACGTATCGGAAATTCGGCTCGGTGCTATTATCACTATCAACCACGTATACCAACGGATTGCCCGCAGGTGAATACCTTGGTTCAGTTACTTGGGTTATTATCGTTATTGCCATATCATTTAAAAATCACTGCGGTCATCGCTTGGGCTGTAAATTCTGCAACCCTTTGCGCTAAATCATTTAATCTGTTTTCGGTAAGTGTTGGTTGAACGAATGGGTGAGCATAAGTTCCCTTTTTGTAAATGCTTCTACGAACTCGGGAAGCCAAAGAATAAACGTCTTTTTTACCGCTCGCCATATTTTTGAATTGTACCCATTTCACCATATCGTCTAATCGTGGGTATTCCTTAACCGTGAATGGTGAGTTAGGTGCTTTGGTACTGCTTTCAGTACCTTTTTGCCCGTACTCCAACGTCTTCCAGTACGCAGGTGCTACAATTTCAACAACGTACTCTTTGCCAAAACGTTTCATAGGCAAGGGCACGGTGCCTGCTTGAAGATTCCCCGTAACTTGGCTTCCGTTATCTTTAATTTGTTTGCGGAATAACTCGATCTGTTCGTGACACCAATCGACTATTTCCTTTTCAACACCTTCAAAAGCTTGGTCAACGTCGGTAGTACCAAACCCACCAACCGCAGGATTGAACGCACCACTCACATCGTTGAACTCGATAAATGCCATACTTATTAAATGGGAAATCCTGAAAAGTTACCCATTCGCTCGACGCTTAATTTCAAACGCTTCATGCTTACTTTTCTCAACTTGGTAACTTGCATAGTTAAGAAACTCCATCGCTGGCAATTCAAATACTTCATTCCATTTCAACACATCGCTACCCGCTAACCTATCAATGACTACAATCCACCCGTAACGCTCGGTGAATCCTGTTCCGAGGTCAGGGCGTCCATCTCCGCCTTCAACGTCTGCATTTCCCGATCCAAATAGGTTGGTAAATCTTCGAGCAACTTCACCCAACTGGCCAAAAAAAAAGCGGACAAACCCAACGCTTCAACCGCTAACATCTTTTCCTTCACCAACGTCGCACGCTTTGCATGGTCTTTCCCGTTGTACTTTTCAGGAAACCAACCGAACTTCGTTTCACGTAGAAGCGATGCAACGCACAAATGTAAATTCTTTACCCCGTCCTCTTTCGTCTTATTCCACTCGCTTATTTCCACGAATTGAGCGGTGTTGATTTCGTCAAAGAATCGTGTTACATAGTAACGCTTGCCGTCAATCTTTACGAACGATTTGAACGGTTTAAATGGCTCGGTTTCCAACTGCTTGGCAATGGCTTCGTATCGCTTGCGTAAGTCGATCAATGGGTAATTATCTACCGCATCAAATCCGTTGCCCTCCACGATTGCTACAACCGAGCGCATATACTCCCACCCTTCCAAGTGGTTGAGGTCGGCTAAAAGTTGGTATTGACCAACAGTTAATTTTTTCCAAATGTTATTGTATTGCATATTTTCCTCTGTTCTTTTCTGCTAATTTATTTAACGCTAAATACCTCAAAGCATCCATCCCGTGGTTGAATGAATCAATCGGTACGTTGGTAGCGTTCCCGTCCTTTTCCTTCCATTTGTAGGCGTTCAATTCTTTGAGTATGTTACTGGACCTATTCGTTACATTAAAGCGAAATCGTTTCAATATATCGATGCCGTTTAATATGCTATCTTTCCCTTTATTAGCACCTTCAATACGCCAACCCATGCGCCTAAGTTCCTCTATTGATTTCGGTTCAGCAGAATCCGCTACAATGCTAACGCTCCTATCAACTGCACAACTGGTCATAAAAAGGCTAATATCTTGGTTTGTGAGTCCTTTATGGTACATTACTTCGTCAATGATTAACTCACCATTGTAACGGTAAACTCCAACCACTGCGGTCGGGTCGTTGGTAAATCCGAAGTCCATACCGTAGCCAATCAACTGCGCATCGCTTGGTATCGTTCCAATCGTGCCCCAATTACGGTAGATTAACCCTTCAATCTTTCCAGTCATTCCACGGGCGTACACCTTCCAAAGTTCTTCGTCCTCGCTCCTGATTGCTTCAATCTTTTTGCGAATAATATCGGGTAAAAATGGGTTATGCCTGTGGTCGGAAATGATCAACTCCACGCCTTCCTTACCTATCAATTTATCATGCACCCAGAACCGAGCGTTAGGGTTGTAATCAATAAACACTTTCTTTTTTGTACGCATGGCAAGTTCGGAATAGATTTCATAACTAATTCCGTTCGCTTCGTTTAAAAAGAAGTAGTCACGCTTTCCGCTTTTTGCATCCTGAGAATCTTGATAGCTTTTAAATTCAATGATTGATCCGTTGTGAAACGTGTAGATACGATCGCTCGCATTATAACCTTTAATCCAACTTTGAATATCAGGCGAACTCGCTACAATGGTTTGCATATCCCTGAGCGCACCGCTTTTTAGGTTCGGCACGTCTTGACCTACAACCGAAATAACCTGATCATTTTCTCCAATCGCTTTTAAGCATAGCACTTGTAATATCGAGTAAGTTTTGCCCGAACTTGTACCGCCTTGGTTAACGATAACCTCGGCAGTCGAATTGTAGTTGCGATCGAATATGACAGACGTTTGAAACATCAATCGAGAATAATTGCATCCTCACTATTTGAAAGGTCGATAGGGCTTGAAATGGTCGCCACGTGAATTTCTGCTTTCGGCATCGATATTGTACTGTCAATCGTTTCTTTCGGCTTCCCGTACACACGGTCAAAAAGAACTTCCATCAAGTGAATAGAACCACGGCTCAAATCCCGCTCCATCTTTTTAGAAATCATCTTTAACCAAAACGGCACATCATCACGTTCGCCTAATTCACTGATTTGTCGCTCGGTCATGCAAAGCATTGCCATAATCATTTCGTTGGCCTGACTACTCGATAACTGAACGTTAAACTCTTCAATAAACAAATCCTTGATTACGTTGCGCAATGCCTTCGGCCTTCCATTCCGATTGATGTTTTCGGGATGGCTACCAAATCCGTGCGGACTTTTGCCCTTCAAATGCTCTCCGCTTGGCATCAGATTTCAATTTTGTTAACGATCTCTTTTAGCTTCTGCATGCACATAAGCTTTAATTCGTAATCGGTAGCACCGCCCACGCTCACATGGTCCGCAGTTTCTGCAATATCCATCAGTAAATTGGCAATGGATGCATACAACTCAACCGCACTAATTGCCTGATCGATTACATCGGGTTGTTTTTCCGTGGTCATTTCTCGATCTCCTTCAACTTTGCTTCACTCCAACGAAGGCCAGCTAAACCGCCCCAAAGAAGGTAGGAAATGTAACCGCAGTCGGTAGGCTTACCCGTTTCGTAGTACGTCTTTGCACGGCTCAAATAGGAGTACATTCGTTTAATCGTTGAAACGCTTAACGGCTCACCATTTGCAAGTTGTTGCGCTCTAACCTTACCCACCTGTGTTGCACATTTGTTACCATCTTTCTCGTTCAGTTCAATACCCCGTTTTGCATTGTTCTTTACTGCTTCTGGGTAGTCGGAATGGCTTTCAAATTTTGCGTAACTTTCCTTACGGCTCAAAGCATTACAAACCGCTAATCGTTGTATTGGGTCTTCGTACTCCGTTTTCATGACTGTATTAATCATGCAACGGTCTAAGAACTCACTTTTTGTTTCGTCTTGGTTTCTTTTTGGTAGTGGCATCGGTTTTTTGTTTAGTGTTCACAATTTCGGTCGGTTCATTTTCCGTGAACGTTTCTTGAATAAGTTGCTCATGGATTGCTTTATGCCTACGGTCTAATTCAGCGTCGTAATGGTTCATGATAGTCGAGAATGCGTTAACGGTGCAGGCTTGACAACCACCCGTCCAACGTTTACCCATTACCTCGCTCCATACCCCACCCATCAACGCTACTTGCTCACCACTTAGGCGCAAGGTCTTTTCGTTTTGAAATTGTACCCATTTATGGTACAATGGCTCTAACCGCTTCAACTGTTCGTCGGTCATTTTGTTAGCTAATTTCATATTTCTGCATTTCTCTTTTAAGGTAATAAAACGCTTTTTCTAAATCCTCTAAGGTATCGCCTTTGCGCCCTGCACGACTTACATACTTAACCACGTTTCCGAGGTTGAAGTTCAAGTCAAACGCTTCAATCAGGTCAATCGGTTGCACCTTTTGTTTGTAGTGGTTTGGTGTTGTCATCGGTAAATCCTATCGATTAAAAAGTACGCAATGATGCAAGCGATAAAACCGCACCCCAAAGAATAAGCAAACAGGCTCAACACTGGAAGGCTAACGGTTGCAAAGAATGAAGCTACCGCAGTCCAAAACGAAAGGCATACAAAGCAATTGAACGGCTTGAATCCAATCTTATCGCCAATGCCCGTAAGCTTGGTAATCGTTACCCCTGCACACGCAGAGAAAAACGCTATAAATAAAATTTGTAAGTAAATCATTTTAGTTTCTTTTTTAATTTGTCTTTAACCGTGTTAATGGTTAACCTGATGCTGTTGTATGGTATGGTGGTCGATGTGCTAATACGTCGCATATTTTTGGCCTCAACGTAAACCATGAACAGGTTACGCTCGTACCAATGCAGTTCGGCTATTGCATCCTCAATCATTTCCATTTGCTTCGATGTTTGAACCTCGCTTTCATGGTCGTATATTTCAGCGATCACTTCAACACGGGTCCAGTCAACGTCCACACGTAGCAACCGATCACGGTACTTCTGATCCCATAACGAACCTTTCCCCAAAAATAAACGGTAAATAAGTGAAAGCACATACCACCGATGGCCTCCC